GGAGCCAGCCGACCCCTTCAAGGGGATGTGGGTGGCTGGCTGGATTACCTCAACACAAACTGTAGACGGACTTGTCCACTACGGACCATTCGACACGCAAGACCTAGCCCTAGAGTGGGGCAAGGAACTAACCAATGTAGAGGTGTATCGAGTATTCGTACCCTCTTACAATGCAGGATAGGAGCATCATGACTATAGAACAGAAAGAAAGATTGCGGGAAGTCCTAATTGACTACCTGCAAGTGTTGACATCAACAAAAGGGTTGTACCGTTCAGAACATGAAGTGGCACACTTTGCACGAATAGCAGAAGTCCGATTACTCCTAAAGGAGGTAGTGTGAGTGCGCCTTATGGATTACCATACTGCGATGATTGCGACCAGTATGTTGAAAAATTCTGTGACGATTGCGGTCTATGCAATGACTGCGGAGATTGTGAGGTAGGGGTATGAGTTACGAGCCACGATTAGACGACGACATAGCACTAGACATAGAACTAGAAGAAGAAGACGACGGATACCAAGAGCCAGATAGGATGTGGGGAGATGATTAGTCAACTAAGAGGAAGTTGTACCGATGATGATAACCCTGATGCGTGGTTTCCCACCATAGATAGTGGTGACATAGAGACCATGAACCTCAGAGTTCTACCAACAGTTCAGTATGCAATTGGGGTATGTAGTAGATGCCCTATCAGGGATACCTGTCTAGAGGAGGGCATCAAGCCAGAAAACCTAGCATATGGTATCTGGGGTGGCTTACTTGCTGGGCAAAGAATAAAAATCGCTAAAGAAAGGGGTATAGACTATCGGGTTGACCCGTACAATACAGGACGGAAGACATCTCAAAGGTACACGAATACGATAGGTCCCAGTGGGAAGGTTACTGCTGATGAGGAGAACGCAGCAATGATGTTCCTACGACGAATGAGACCCTATTTGGAGGGAGCAGTATGATTAAAAGACTAGCACTATTGCTTGTTGTTCTTGTAGCGGTAGGACTTTTCACTCGGTCGGCCAGCCGACCAGAAAATCCAACACAAATTCGTGACTGGAAGGTAGCGGATAGCAAGGCTTACGCACATGATGTAGTACAATCGTGGGCAGACAATCAGTATAAATGTCTTGATAAGTTATGGACGCGGGAATCCAACTGGCGGTCAGAGGCTTATAACAAGGTTAAGGTAATGGGCAAGAATGCTGGAGGGATACCACAGATATTAGGGTTGGACCCTAAGACCCCAGCGCCATTACAGATAGATAGAGGAATGAAATATATTATCCACAGATATGGCACACCATGCATGGCATGGAAGTTCCACCAACAGAAGGGTTGGTACTAATGAAGACATACAAAGTTACAGCGGTAGAACGGGTACGCTCAATGGGTATTTACGAAGCAGAAAGTAAAGAAGAAGCAATAGAAATGTTTAGGCTTGACTCAATCAAAGTAGATTATAGTCAAACACCAGTTGGATTTTCACATAGTGGTTGGAACCCTAAAGCAGTAGTCTACAATGGCGACGTATGAGTACAAATGTGATGGCGATTCTAGCATCATCGCTATCACTAGAGGTATGGCAGATGATGAAATCATACCTTACTGCGATACATGTAATGAACCCATGACTAGGGTATACCATGCTGCGCCAGTCAAGTTCAACGGCTCAGGCTTCTACTCGACAGGAGGGTAAATGAATAATGAAAAGATGCAGGAACTACAAAACAAAGTTGTTGAAAGTGTCGACTCATACTTTGAAAGTTACGACTGGGACACAGCGTTCGAAAAACTTCTGGAGGATAAATGAAAGATAGTAACTGGGACCTAGACTACAGGGACGGTATGGTGGGTGAGAGTAAGGTAGCCGACCTACTCCACATGGATACCGTAGAAGTCAAGACTGACAGGAAATGGGTGCAGACTGGTAATCTGTACATTGAAACGGAATGCTACTATGTTAACGAAGATGTTTGGAAGCCATCTGGCATCAGAGTTAGTAATGCTACGCATTGGGGATTCGTACTAGAGGACTCGGTACTTATAGTTCCATTGCACAGGCTCAAGGAGATTGTATGGGAGAGTGGTAGACCTATCACCTGTAACATCCCACCCAATCCGTCAAGAGGTTATCTCATAACTCCTGGACAATTAATAGAACATATGCGTCTTGCCAGAGGTAGGGAGATTGCTGAGTTCGAAGAACATGAACGCTGGGAGATTTATGGATAAAGAGGCACTAATCGGTTTCTTGTCCTTGTTTACTCTCTTCGTTCTGATTGGGTTCATCATCCCCTACTTGTTCTGTTTCGTCTTTATCTAGGTAGGAGCGGAATCCGCCAAGCCTAGTGATGAGTTTCTTGATTGCACGATTATGTCTCATGCGTGCAGCATCATCACTAGGTAGGGCGAGTTCTATAGCAATATCACCATACGACAATGACCCTGCATACTTGTGGTAGAGAATGTGTCTATCTTCTGTATTTAATTTTAAATATGCAGCCTTAATCTCAGCCATCATAGCCATCATGTTGCCACCTTCTGCTGGCGCAGATGGTTTTCCAGGCATACCTAAGTTAAGTATCGGTGCTTCCGTTACATCTCCACGTAGGATTGCTGGAAGCAATGCTTCGATAATGTCTGCCTCATAGAAAAACAAATCAGATGTTTCATAGCCCAATGACTTGGACTTCCAGTACTGACAATAGTCTAATGCTTGATTGCGGAGCGAACGATAGAGCAGGTTCTGCGCAGACTTTTTGCTAAACGATTCCCACTCTGTCAACTTCCTAGGATGCGACACAAACCATTCATAGAGCGACTGCTTAATATCTTCTCGAGCAACCATTGTAAATTTACGATTGTACTCATCGGCTACGTGTACAACAATGTAATCCCAAGGTTCAATGCGCTTCCAATCCATTACCATTTCCAAGTTTTTCCTTCTACGGTGAATGAATTATTAACGATAGGTACAATCTGTGGTACCACGGTGGTACCGTCAACGTGAAGAATACCGAAGCCCTGTTGCCATGTGAACAGACCTGCCTTGATATACTTAGCATTACGGTAATCCATAAGGTTACCAAGTTCCATACCCCAAATAGTCTTAGGCTTACCGCCACGATAACTTTGAGTATGATGAGTCAAACCCATTCGATGAGTGTGACCACACACCACAGACATACCGCTACGCTTGGCTAGACCAAGGGCTGTGGCACCTGCTGTAGGCTGTACGTTACCTTCATCACCATGCATGAGCAACCAGCCTGGGGCTAGTTCATAAGGGTCAGTATGATATTTAATTTCTAATTCTTTTAAACCAAGAAAGTTCTCAAGTTGTAATTCTGGTAGCCCGAGTAGACCTGGGGCTCGCATTGCAACTGTGTTAAACAATCTGTCTGTGTGATTACTGCGAACCATATGTTCAACAGTTAGGTCATACAGAACTTGGCGAGTGAGGTCTCTATCCCGTCCGATAGAGCGCTCAAACTCTAGTTCAGTGCCCTTACTCCACTTACTGATAGTCTGCATATCCATTTCATCGCCACAGGATACAACGGTATCTGGTTGGTACGCCTTGATAAATCTAGCCACAGCCTTGGTGGCTTCTACATCGTGGTATGGTACCTGAAGGTCGGAGATGCAAACTATAGTTTTCATGGCTTCTTTTTAACCGCTTTCTTAATAGTTTTTTTGACAGCCTTTTTGACTGCACGACGTTTGTTTTCTTTGCCAACATTCTTTGAGTGGCTCATTGTTTGTAGGTTTTCGATGCCGTCTTTTCCTGCTCGTCCTCCGTTATCTTTATGGTCAACGTCAGTAGTGCGAGCCAAAGTCTTGCCAGTAGCCCGCTCAAAGTCAAGTCGTGCCTTGTTGGTCGAAGTAGTTTCAGTTGTGCCATCTTTCTTTTTGCGCTTAATGACATAGATTGGTCTCCCACCGTTTGCTTTGCTTCCCTTGTATGGTCCAAAGATTTTCATAGTTGCTTCTCCATTTGGTTTAGAATTTCAGCGTCAAGTCGTGCGCCGATTTCTTCGTATGTAAAAAGATTTTCTTCTTCATCCAGAATCCAAGATGTGTATCCATCAAGAGACACGTGTATGTTGTAGAACACTCTTGCAAGCCAGATAAATGGAAGTGATAAATAGTATCTGATGTATCTCATTCGTTATCCCATTGCCCTCTCAGTACTAGCAATCCAATGATTGCATAGTTTGCCATATCTTTAAATGAGTCCTCGAGTGACTCATGTTGTGGGTTAGCCTTGGTATCAACTAGGTTGTTGATGCGTGCTAACTTGTCATGCATTCGTACTCGTAGTCCATTGATAGCACCGCCAGGGGCTAATGATATATTCTTGGGACCATAGTCTTGATGCTTACTGATGAGGAGTTGAGACAACTCATAGACTGTATTACTTAAATGAGTTTCTAAGTGTAACTCTTTTACTACTGCTTTATTCACTTATCCTCCTCTAGTAGTTCTTTTAATTCATTATCTATATCTACCATGTGTTGCTTGATGATTGCTTCTTCTACTAAATCTTTCATCTGGGCAACATCTGTCTGTGCTGCATACAACGTAGCATATGTCATCTCAGTAATATCTCTAACAAGTGCTGCATCTTCTGCGTTCCTGTACAGTTCCTCTAGTAAGGAGCCGAGCAGTAGCGAGTAACCATTGGGCAGTTTAAGTATGGGGTCAAAGACTTCTTCTTCTTCATCCATAAGATGATTGACTGCATCAAAGATGTTATCGAATTCTGTGCCACATATCTTACACTGCGGAATTTCAATCAACGTTTAACCCCATCTTTTCTCTAATGAATTGTGCTCCGTGTCGGATGTAAGCACTGTTAACATCTTCCCCGTCACCGAAGGTGACTGTTGTAACTGGGAGTTCTCTGGAGAGAGATGCCGCAAACTCACGCCCTGGGGCATCACCGTCGGCGAATACAAAGACTCTCTCAAAATCTGCAAGCAATCTTGTATAGTGCTTCTTCCAACTGTTGGCTCCTGGGACTCCGACACAGGGAATGCCGACAAGTTTAGACATTGTAAGTGTGTCAAGTTCCCCCTCGCATACACCAATCCAATCTCCTGCAATTTCAATATCAAGTACGTTATACATGCGAGTATCAACACCAACCATACCCATATACTTCGGCTCAACGGCAGGATTAAGAGAGCGAAAGCGCAGGTCAACAACGCCAGTCTTTGTAATGTACGGTATGCTAAGGCGACCCGTGTACTGTTCATGTCCAGGTTCAGGCTCCTCTACTACGCCTAATCGCGCCAGACGCGCTACTTCCCTTGTTATTCCCCTGCTTGCTAGGTAATCTTCCGCCTGAGAGATGCTTCCCGCGTACTTGCTCGTTGCTCTCCCCAGTAATTCCTTCTGCGATAGACTTTGCTTCACGTATATCACACCTCTCTTGCTTAGCAATTATCTGAATACTATTGCCTTGCATACCACACGCGAAGCAATTGAATATGTTCTGTCGTGTATTAAAACTTGCACTTGCATGACTATCATTATGGAACGGACATTTAATATTTACTTGACCAGATGCACGGTTGATGTTGGCACCGTAGTGCTTCAACACCGCCACTATGTCTGGTAAATCATCTACCAAATACATCGCCCAACCTTAATACTAGATACGAATCTGCTATCGATTTACCTCGTGCTTTGATGAGGACGACGGGTAGAACTTGGGAATGTTCGATTCCCCTCGCGTCCGCGTAATGTTTTGATTCGAGTTGGGCTTCTTTGGTCCATCCACTGAGGTCAATGGCGTTGCCCGCTCCTGGCGCTTTACATTCGATAACGCCAATGCTACCAAGGAAGTCTGAGCGGACAACAACGTCTCCCTCATCTTTTGCACCTGTTCGAGCAAGTCGCTCAGAATCGTATCCATTTGCTCGAAACCAGTCTCTAATGTCCGTTTCATATGTTGCTCCTCTAGCCTTATGGCTTTTCCTAGTTGTCATGCGTTTTCTGGAATATCATCAATGTACATGTACTCTGGATTAAATGCTAACCAAGTCATGAGCGTGCCGTTCGCATCTGCTCTTCCGTAGCGATTCTTGACTGATGCCACGCCCAACGATGTGCCAACGGTGCCAAGCGTGCATATAAGCGCAGGTAGTTGGGATACCTTTCCTTGGATGGCACTTCTTGGTTGACAAGGATTTCCAGGAACTGCTTCCGAAGTGTGATGTAGTACCACAACCGCAGCGTTAGTGTCTCTCGCAAGGAACTTCAACTCCTTCATAATCGCACGCATAGAAGCGAATTCTTCGCCTCCGTCTGTTGCAACATCCATGAGGTTGTCCAAGATGATAAGGTGAGGACTGCATCCCCATAGTTCCTCAAAGGCTTGGACTTCCTCATCGATGTCTTCTAAGGTTGGTGATGATTCGAAGGACCAGACTATATGGTTTCCTTTTTGGAGGACTGCTTTAGTCCAACCAACATCAGTATTAAGTTTCTGCTCTACGTCTGTCTGACTCTTCCCCGATATCATAGATGCCAGACGCATCGCCATAGTGTGTGCATTAGTATCGGCAGATATGTATAGAGTTGGAACATTGGTCTTGAGTGCTAACGCTAAGGCTAGTGTAGACTTACCTGCTCCAGGTGCTCCCGCAAACATAGAAACTTCTGAACGACGAATGATAATCTTATTGGCTTCGAATGCTCTGAACGAACTAGGTAAGGGTTCCCCCCCAATAGAGGCACGTCCTACTGAGCGTACTAGTGTTCTCATTGGTACCCTTCCCTAGTTAATTCAAAATGGAAACTCTTCTGGTATTAGTTGACTGGCTTGCACTGGTCCGCGCCCTGAGGCATCGGACAGACCCACATCGCGTATGGATTTCCCGTCTTGCTCGATATTCCCGACTTGTACTTGCGAGGTCCGTGCTGGCACGTCGGTCCACCCTGTACGGGGGTTGGTGCTCCCATAACGGACGGAGCCTGCGCCTGGGGCGGTACGGATGAATGCGCTGGCGATGTGCCTTCGAGTGAAGGCGATGTCGATAAAGGGGCTACTGCACTTACCCCCGAAAGCAGGCGTTGCGTTGCAGCAATCTGTGTGGCAAAGTCGCCAACACCTTCAAGTAATACACTTAGTTCATCCGCTGATTGCGCACGAACATTGATTAGGTCGCCAGTATTTAATTTATATGATACTTGTAACTTCCAGTCTTCGGCCATTTATTTATCCTTCTTAATAGAGAATTGACAGTACTCGGTTAAACCGCACATGTACTGACAACTGTTTGTGTTGGGCAAGAATATCGCAGCCTTACGGGCAGCGTCGAATTGCGTGATTAGGTATTCCATCTTCTCGTACGTGTACTCAGAGAGGTCCGCCATCTCGGATATGTTATTACCGCGAGACATGTAGTAGGTACCCCACTTGACCTCCATACCAAAGGTCTGCTCTAGACCTAGTTTGTAGAAGCCAAGTTGTAGACTGCTGGTTGGTGTGTTCTGTGATGTCTTTAAGTCGACAATGACCAGTTCTCCATTGACCTCAAACACGCGGTCAATAATCATCTTAACTGGTACGTCATTGACGACAGGTGTTAGGGCAAGTTCGATGCCTGGGTTGCCATCTGGTGCTGTCCAGATTTTCCAATCAGGGTTAGTCTTGCGCCATGCAATGTAGCCTTCGACCCAACGTGGTCCTGCTGCTTGCCAGAAGGTCTGGTCTTCCTTGTTAGGGTTAGCCTTAGTGGCACGACCTCCAACGCGAGCATTGGTAAGGTCGGTATCTCCTTTGGACTCAAGCCATGCTTGGTCCCATAGTTGCTGGCTACTCACATATTCTCCTTGTCGTAGTTCTCACACGCTAGGTGGAATGCTGAGCCTCCAACGGACCAGACAGATGGGGCTTCTTCCTTGTTGAGGAGTCTGCCGAGGTAGTACTGGTACCCACAGGTTAGGTAGGTTGTAAACGCAGAGTAGGACATATGCTCTGGTAAGGTATATTCTTCTAGTTTGATTGACATAGGTAGAACTATACACCTAGGTGACGGTAACGTCGCCTTCCCACGGTTGGTTATGGTGTGTGTATAATTTATATATAAAGAAAATATATAAAGGCCTTCGGCCTTATATATAGTATATTAACTATAACAATATCTAAGGAGTACTATGTCAAATTTTCTACAAGTAGCGTTGGCTTCACTTACTGGTATCACCGTGTTCTATGTACTCGAGGCAGCCTATTACGATATCAAGGCTCGCATTCGAGGCAGAGAGTACACCCTATGGCTTGAAGAACTAGAAGAAGAGAAAGAGCGTTAACTCCTAGAAACGACAAAAGACCCCCTCGCCCTAGTATAATCACTAAGGTAAGGGGGTTTCTTGTCTTAAAAGGGCCTTGGGAGGCTTTAAATGGCTACTCTGAGCCTTTTCCGTACGCTGCTTCTGTAGGGTCTAACGCCTTTAGAATAGGTGCAGCGACTGATGCAATGCCTGCCATGAGCAGGTTTTTAGGGTTCGATTCACCAGCAAGGTATAGAGCAAGCACTGCAGCAATTGCAGCACGAAGGTACGTACCAGCGATTGCGACTAGTTTTTCTGTATTCATAAGTCCTCCTTAGGACTGTTGAGGTTTAGACGTATGGACTTTGCAACAAGTGCAAGGTTCAGTCTTATACGTCTTCTTACTAGGAGATGGTGTTAGAGCAGCCTTTAGTTGATTAACAACCTTAGGCTGATTCATCCACCAAAACCAAGGATTAGTATTGGTAGCCACAGAGGGCTTAATAGAAATATGTAGATGCTTGTTATGAGGATTAACCCCAGTGTACCGTCTGTCTCCCAGGTCTTTCTTTTCTTCAGACCAGATAGTACCCTTAAAAATAAGATAGGCAACACGCTTATCCTCCTTGAGTTTTTCAAATATTACAGCACAGTCTACACCGTTGGCTGGGTCATGAGTAAGGTCAACTGCTAAACCAAGGTTATGGTCTGAGTCAGGATTCTGTTTTTGGTGGGCAGCAGAAGGGAGTAATCCATCGCTTACCTTCTTGCGCTTTGGAAATAGCGCCGTCGCCTGGCGCAGAACAGCAATTGCAGCAGGTGTGGCTTTCTTGACTACAGGTTTCATTCATTTCTCCGCTATCAATTTGTACAGGTCATCAATACGTTGTTCCATACGAGCCATAGAATCCTTCATTGAACTGCCACCATTAGGGCGAAGTTCATTGAGATAATGTTTAACCATCCAACGCATGCTTCCAGCAAAAGCGGTTATGATTGCTATAACAGCAACTGCCATTGTTAGATAGTCTTTGAATTCCATTATACTGTCCTAATCGTTATCTCTATGATGCCACCAAAACCATCAAAGCGTTTATCGGGCGGTGTCATACGGGTGAATGTAACTTGTTCGATTACTGCTTGTCGTGATTCTCCTGTTGTTAAGTCTTGCCAAGTCAGAACATCGCCTGTCTTTTCAATCTCTTCTAGCAATTGGATACGCTCAAAGGCTCTGCCTTCGAACCCAACTACAGTATTAAACCTATCTGTCTCAACATCAAAACAGTAGACAGGAAAACGAATGAGTCTATTGCGTGGAGATGCAATGGTTGCCTTGGCTTGGTATCCTTTAAAAGTAGGACCAGCAGTTGTATCCGTGGTATCACGGTCAAGTGTAAACTTATATGCAAGAAACTCTTGGGCTACTTCAGGCTGAGATGTAGTTACTTCTACTGCATCTACACCTGAATTGTAGGTAATGTGGTCATACTGTGTTTCAGTACCACTTGCCTCTGTAGCAAGAGATGATAGTGTAAACTCACCAGATGTAAATGAACCGCGTGCAATAAGACGCTTGTAATTCTTAGGCTCCAAAGTAGAGAATCTAATCTTACCTGTGCTTATAGAACCAGTGGTTGACAAGACTGTAGTTGACTGAACGGCTATGCCGTTGCTGCCTGATGTAGTAAAGGCTAATTGGTTAGTGTTACCTATAAAGTCTACACTAGTTGCATATCCAGTAGCGGTACTGAGGTAAGTGTCTTTAGCATAGGCAAAGCGTAAGTTTTCAATCTCCGCATCTAAATCAATGCGATATAGTCCAGGAGATGTCCCAATTGTACCTGTAGCCCAAACATATTTATCACGGAATGCAAAGTCGTATACACCGTTAGTGTCTTCAAATATTAATGGACCGTAAATTAAGTCACCATTTGTATCTGAGATTTTAGCCACACGCATACCCTTATTAGTACCAATCATTAGGTAGCCAAGATATGACTCAATTTTGTATACTATCTCGCCAATTGGTAGTTGCGCTGCTATAATTCCAGAAGTTAATACTGGCATAGAGCCATTAGTACCCAGAGTAAACTTATAGATAGCAGAGTTACCACCAAGGTAACCAGCAGCATAGATAGCAGAGCCACCTTCAGAAATAGATGACCAAGTCCAGTCAGCATTAGGGTGTGTATATGTTGCTGTAGGTAAGGCACGCGATGTGCCTTTAGTACCAGTCAATTCATAAATACCAGCACCAACACCAGCAACAAGACGTTGCTTAACCCAAGCCATTACTACTCGTTCACTACCAGTTGCATAGTATTCTGTGTATCCAGTAGTAGGTGTAGCAATCTCACCTGAATAAATGTGGTCATTGTCAGCAACGAACAAGTGTGCGCCATCAGTTGTGATAGCAAGTGTTGCAGTATCTAAGCCAGCAGTAACTACATCGCTATATGTAACAGCAGTTCCACTAGCAGTATAATTTTTAATAGTTGTATTTGCTGGTGTCCAAGCAACAACCTTATTGGTTGCCCCATCCATTACAGAGATAAGTTTATATACACCAGTAGTAACACCAGTCATATTGGCTGTCTCTTTGAGGAGAGTTACTTGTCCCTTAGTCCACACATCTACATTGTCTGAGTCAGCAAAGCGATAGTTAACTGTCTCACCTGCAGATGGGTCATAGAACTTAATGCCTGTGCCATTGTGGAAAGAAGACTGGCTTCTTAGCCAGAAACCAGTGAGCGATTGCTCACCTGGTTCTGCGCCAATGTCTGATTGTTCCTTACGAAATGGTGCAGTCTGACGAATATATGGGCGAGCATCACTGATAGCGTAGAAGAACGGAAGTCCACCTACTGCTACATCATATGCTTCATTGGTGTTCTGCCAAGTAGAAGTAGATGAAACAATACCTAAGTCAACAGCAATAGAACGACCAATGCTGGCAGTTGCGGAGCCTCTACCTTCGGTTATATCTCTTGTTGCCACTATTGCTCCTTAAATAAAATTACGAAAGTAGAAGTGTTGCTTCTTCGGCAGTGATGCCTAGTTTGTCTAGTAGTGCTTGTTTTGTTGCAGCCTTGGCTGCATCTTGTTGTACTTTCCAAGCATCATATTGAGCAAATCCTGCATTAAATTGTTCTTTGGTAATAGGTGTTGCTTCATAAAATTGTACGCCTTCCCAATTGTCACCAGTTATTCCCCAACCCCCAGTTGGAATAAGCATTTCCAAAACTTCTGCGCCTGTTGCCATTATGCACCTATTTCCATAAGAATAATTGTTGATGTTGTACCTGAGCCCTGAAATCTAACAGTTCCAGTACCCGCGGGGTTTTGATATTGTGTTTTATAAGTTGTCGCGCTTGTTGTTGCTGGTGAATCTAAATAATTCACCGAAACAGAACCTAGATAATTGCTAGCCGTACTGTCTGTATTTCCTGCCGATAAAGAGAAAGTTATAAGGTCGGTTGCCCCTCTTAATAATTTTGCATAAACAGCCGTATCAGAACTATTTTTGCCGCCGCCATTTTGCGCTACTAAAACCAATACCTTGCTTGTTGCACTTGACGGTGTAATACTTGCAGTAAGATTAGTATCTTGCCAAGTTGCAGATGATGTAGTTACCGTTGATGAAGTTGCTGCATAAACCACCTGCAAAACTTTGCCCCCGCCAGCAGGTGTAGCCCAAGCAGGCACACCACCAGCCACATTTAACACCTGACCAGTAGTACCAATACCAAGACGGGCAGGTGTATTAGCAGCAGATGCATAGTAAATATCACCTGTAGTTGTAAGAGTAGACTTTGCAGTCTTTGCATCTAACTGTGTTTGAATAGCCGATGTAACTCCATCAAGGTATCCAAGTTCAGTAGTTGATACGTTAGCATTGACTGCTTGTTTTCCATCTATCTGAGTCTGGATAGCAGAGGTAACACCATCTACAAATGCCAGTTCAGTTGCTGATACAGCCGATAATGCTGTTGAAGCATTGGCTAGGTCACGTGCTTTAGTCATTAGTTTCCTCTTCTTCTACAATTAACTGACGACGTTTAATTACACCATTAAGGTATTCCTCAGCCCAAGCAGCCGCTGCTGCAGCATCTTCAAAAGGGTTGCCGCTTGGATAATCTGGCTGGAAGATTTGGGGTGGGTTGCCACCATCTCTTACAACATTGCTATCCCAGATTCGTACAGCGTTGTTCTCGTCTACTTCGTAGTAGTAGTTTTGTACATTAGCCATTTTTATTCCCCTTATACAGATGCTAGTGCGGTTGAAGTAATATGAAATGCAGCGCTATTGTAAGCAGTCGTAAAGTATGTTTGACCTGAGTTTGTAGGATAACAAATAACTCCATTTACTTGGTCTAGTAATTGACCAGAAGTATTAGTATGGATTCTTGGTACTTCTCTCATTGTCCAAGTAAAACCATCTCTACTTAAAAGTATTTTAGAACTACCAATTTGATTTCTTTCAGCAGTGGATGTAGTCTCAATAGTTGAATTTCCAGAAAACAATAGCATAAACATACCTAATACATAATTTCCTTGGATTATGTTTGATGGAATTGTAATTGCTGTTGCTAATTCGATGGAAAGCCAAGTAGTAGGTTCTGTTGCACCAGAAATTTGACTTAACTGATAAAGGTATCCAATAGCACTAGTAGTAGCGGTAGTGGCTCCCACCGCAATTAATCTATTATTTCCATCAGTAATTAGTCTATTAATATTTCCACTTCCAGCACTCGCACCACTCCAACTAGTGCCATCAGTTGAGTAAAAAATTCCACCACCGCCAGCGCCAATTATATGGTAATTAGTTCCCTTATTATTGTAGTATAAATAACAAAGTGGTTGTGCTGTAGTTGGAAGAGTAATAGTTGACCAACTAGAAAAGTTTGTAGACCTTGCAGCATTTGTAGTTGTTGTGCCATTATTTGCAAATGCATACCAATAACCATCACCATAACCAATATGGTCTATTCTTGCTGAGCCCAATGTTGCGCTTAAACTACGTTGTGACCAAGTTATTCCGTCTGTAGAGTGCAAAATATTAGCGTTTGTAGTTCCATTGCCCCACCCAGGAACAACCCATCTATCATTTACATAACCAGGAATGTTGCAGTTAGGAGCAGTTCCTTCTGTTCCAGTAGTTCTGTTTGTCCAAGATAGTCCATCAGTAGATGTGTATAAGTAACCATCATTTGAAATTAAAATAAATAAACCATTGCCACCATTAACCTGACGAAGAGTACTACCAATTGAAGTTAAAAATGATTTTTGAAATGGGTAAATTGACCCTATGGTAATAGATGCTTCTGTAGATGTTGTCTTAAAAGGAACTGTTGTATTTCCAATAATGTTGCCAACCTGAACACCATTTGCTGTTTTAATTCCATAAATGCAATCATCTGAACTTTGAGTTGTTAACTGGTATGTTCCAGCAGAAGTTGATGTATTATACTTCCATCCACCAGTTGCTGCATATCCAGATGCAACTTTAGCAGTTGCTCCAAGTGGCAATGCTTCGCTGGCTCCACCGCCAGTAGCAGGAAATACTGTTGATGCCATTATGAAACCTCCACGCCTGAGATATGAAACTTAACTGTAATTGCGCTGGCTAAACCAGCAATAATTTTTGTTGTTGCAAGGACCTGCTTTAGGTCAAACATTGCTGTTGTATTTGCAGCAATTGCTACATCCTTAAACAAATCAACAGCGTCAAGCGTGATTGTAAATGTAGCAGCAGATGCTGCTGAATTAGTTACTACAATATTGCTTACAACTGTAGTAGTTGATGCAGGTACTGTGTATAGAGTTGTGCTTGATGTTGCAAAGGCTCCGCGAGCCAGTGCCTTAGTTGCTGTAGCCATTAGTTACTACCTTTCATATTAGAGGGCACCCATAAGTAAGAGTGTTAGTTCGTCTACAATACTTCCTGGACCATTTGTTGCAGACAGGTTAATATCACCTGATGCTGTTACTGTTCCAGTTAATGTTGGTGCTGTTAGAGTTAAACCAGCAATTGTTGTTACCGTTGCACCTGATGTAATAGATGTTGAACCTAGAGTTGGTGCTGAGTAACCAGCAGCAGGTGTTACCCAAGATAATCCTGTGCCTGCTGTTGAGTCAGCCTGTAGATACTGTCCGTTAGTTCCAACGCCGAGTCTGCCTACTGTGTCAGCAGCAGTACCTACAACCAAGTCACCCTTAGCATCTACTACAGATTGAGGAATGTCAGTTACTACGCTTAGTGCGGTAAAGGTAATAACCTCTAACACATCAGAAGCAACAAGTGCTGCTAGGGCTGTAATGCTTGTGCCGTTAGTTGCTGTGTAGTCTGTGCCACGAACTAAAAGTACACCGTTAAGGTATACCTGCTCTTTACCAGCAAGGTATGAAAGAGTTTGAGAAGATGCATCAGCACCTGATACAGATGTTTCTCCACCTGCAGCAATAAACTTATAGCGATAGATTTCAGCAGATGAGGAGATAGAAGCCCACGCAGAACCTGTCCAAACCTGCATTACTAGTGATACTGTATTAAAGTATAAAGCACCAGCAAGTAAAGAGTTACCATCGTTATCTACAGATGGAGCAGTTGCTTTAGGACCTAGGTATCTATCATCAAATGAATCGTATGAAGCAGCAGCAGCGGCAGCCGAGGCTGCAGCAGCAGTAGCAGAACCAGCAACACCATCAACATAGAGTTTAGTTGCAGCGTGTAAGTCTACAGTTGGAGCACCTGACAAGGTAAGAGCACCTGTCATTGTGCTACCAGACTTGAGTACTAGGGAGTCATAGAATGTTCCACCAGATTGGATTGCAGTTGCAATCTCACCCAAAGTATCATAGATACCAGGGGCTGAGTTAATAAGGTTATCTCTTTGTAAATCTACATATGCTTTAGTTGCAGCATCTTGTGCCAGTGTAGGGTCACCCATACCAGTAATCTTGCTAGTACCCATAGCAATAGCACCAGACATAGTGCCACCAGTTGTAGGTAACTTAGCATCTAACTGCGTTTGAATTGCTGATGTTACTCCGTCAACATATCCAATCTCAGTAGATGATACTGTAGAAGATATACCAAGTTTAGTCCAATCAATTGCAGCCGATGCATTGATGTCACCATTAACAATAGTGCCATCTACAATATCTGCAGAAGTAATTGTTCCGTTAAGATTTAACTTGCTGTAAGCAATAGCAGCAGAGGCATTAACATCTGCGTTAAGAATTGTGCCATCAAGAAGCATTGTGCTAGTTACTGTGCCAGTATCTCCAGTAGTAACTACGGTTCCAGTTACGTTAGGAAGAGTAATTGTACGGTCAGCAGTTGGGTCTGTTACTGTAAGAGTAGTTTCAAATGCGTCTGCAGTAGCACCTTCAAAGACAATGCTTGCATCATTAAGAATCAGACCAGTTACTGTTGGTGTAGTAATTGTTGGAGTAGCAATAGTTGGGCTAGTGCCAAAGACTACAGCGCCAGTACCTGTTTCACCAGTAACTGCAGCCAATAGGTTTGCAGTAGTAGGAGTAGCAAGAAATGTTGCTACGCCAGTACCAAGACCAGATACACCAGTTGATACTGGAAGACCTGTAGCATTAGTAAGTGTTACCGAAGTTGGAGTTCCTAGCACTGGTGTTACCAATGTAGGAGAAGTTGAAAGAACAGTGTTACCAGAACCTGTAGAAGAAGTTACACCAGTACCACCGTTGGCTACTGGCAATGTTCCAGTCACAGCAGTAGTCAAAGGCAATCCAGTTACATTTGTCATAACACCAGATGCAGGTGTACCTAAGGCTGGAGTAGTCAAAGTTGGGGCAGTTAAAGTTTTATTTGTTAAAGTCTGTGTGTTGGTTGTACCAACTACAGCACCTGTTGCACCGTGCCCAGTGGTTGCTTCAATGTGTGTATTGGATTCACTTAGGTCACGACCAATAACCATATGTCGGACAATGGCACCAGCAGAGTGGGCTACACCAGTAGAACCATCAATGCCTCTAGCAATAGTAAGTGTGTTACCTGATGCATAGTTACTAACATCTACAATTTCTTCAAGGGCCGTATCAGGGTCAATGACAACTGTATATGTTTCACCTACTGCGGGTGTCTTACCACCCATAAGGTTAGCACCAGAACCTACAGTCATAGTTGTATCACCAGAGGTGATTCCGCTACTTAGTGTGGTCTGCTGTGCTCTGGACGAGTATTTTCTAGTTGTCATTTATCTGCCTATCAAAGGGAGTAGTGGACACGGATAGGATATTTGTCTTGCTGGTTTTTAATTTCTTCATTTAATCGTTGATTAAACAAAGCGTAAACTTGCTTAGTAAGAGATTGAGATGAACCGTATGGACGCTTGGAATCTGTCTCATCTGCCTGTGGGCTAACCATTGAAGCACGTGCTGGGTCAAGGTTAGATAGCAAGCGATAGGTAGCACCAAGAATGATTAGGTCTTTGCAAGACTCTGGCAAACCAGTTTGTGTTGCAAATTCTTGTGCATTAGTAGTAAAGGGAGTTGGGTCAGTTGCATATACAACCTGAACAGTACGTCCCGAAGGAATATAGTCATAGATAGATACAGTCTGACCGCTAGTAAATGCAGTTGAGTTAGCGTTGCCATCAAAACGATAGTTACGAATAGGAATCCATTCCTTGCTTGAGCCCAAGGCTTGATATGCAATAGCAAGGATTTTACTAATGTTTAATGTAGTACCAGTAGTAGGCAACCTAAACGCTGAGACTGCAGAGTTAGATGTAATTGTAGTTGTATTGGCTGCAAAGATAGATGAACCGATTGCTTTGATAGTATCGTTAATTGCTCGCTTAATTGTAAAACGTGGGAAGGTAGGTGCGATAGTAACCTTGGTACCTTCTGTGTGTGCAGCAAGAGTGGTACCTAAATATGCTCGACCATAGGGAGCAATAGTTGCAGTGTTACCAACTCTGTCATAGTTATCTACGTAGAATAGTTCTTCATCAATCTCAACAATACCCTTACCTACGCTGTCGGTAGATGCAAGAGATAGA